TCGTCATCGTCAAGTAGGTCATCATCCATGAATTTAACTGCTAGCAGTTCTTCATTGACATATGCTCCATTACCATCCAAAAACTCAGGGTGTAGATTGTCTAATTGACGTTTATATGTGTTTTGGTCAACGGTACCTCTATATATCCATCCTATTATACCGCCCAATCCAAAGGCGAATAGGGTGCTAACACTAGCAACCCAGATCATTAAGTTAGTTTCCATGCTTCTCCGTGATGTCAAGTTTAATTCTAAGTCGACACCTCCACTTAAACAAAGGGAGGGTCATATCAAAGTCGAAATTACTTCGTTTTACCCTCCTTTTACGTGGGAGCATTAGCTCTATGCCTTTATTTAGCGATGGATTTCTTCCTTCTGCCTGGTCGGTGATCCCACTCGTATCTTTTGGCATCGTCAATAATTCCCCTCAAGTATTTTACAATTTTCCTCGCTTCTGGTTTGCTAAGGAAGTGGTACGCTTCACGTATTTGTACGTGTTCTGAATCTTTACCGCCCTTGATGTACTCCTCAAGGTCGTGTGCGGTGTCTTCTATCGCTTTAGCAGTAGATGACTCCAAAAACTCTAAAGTCGCCTTTCTGGTCGTTTTAGAGTGCTCTAGGAGAGGGTATATTTTGAACAGGAACCTCTTTTCCAGTATTGCTACGTCCAGTGCTTTTTCGGCAAGGTCGTAAACATCGTCAATATTCGGTTTAGACAAAGTTGTGCTCTCTTAAGTATTTTACAGTATCGGTACAACCTCCGAGTTTTTTACCATTACATGTGACTTGAGGAAATGTTGCCCCATTGCCAAATTCTTCGTAAAACTCGTGTCGGTTGAAGTCCGTATTCAGATCATATACTACATGTTGTAATTTGGCAAGTGCCAATACTTGTTTGATGCGGTCACAGAATGGGCAACCGTCTTTTGAGTAAACAGTAAAATTCATGGAGTCTCGTAATTAAACCAACCAGTAGCTATGTATTTTTCTTCTATTTCAGAGATCTGTCCTTTGTGAACATGTGTCCATGATGCTGGCCAGATAGCAATTCTACCCACAATCGCTTCCATTGTAAATCCTTGCTCTAGGAACATAGTTCCACCATCTGAGCAATTATTTAGAAATACGCTCCATGCCAAGGCACGTGTTGTTTGCGGATTCGGATAATTAGTGAAATTAGTCGTTTCATGGTGCCACAACTTAAAACCGCCTTTTGGTTTATAGTGCTGTATGTTGAAACTGTCAAATAACGTAAATCTGTCAGTATATTGTAAATTTTTATGTTCTTCCTCGTATCTGCCAAATGCTTTTACTAGGGCACTGTAGATAATCCTATGAGTAAAACTAGACTCCGAAAATCTCGTATAGAGGTCTGTAGAGTCCTTTAACTCTGGATCGACAAAACCATACCCTATCTTCCCCTCTTCCTTGTCAGGGGATTTGTTAAAATATTGAATTATGACATTACAATCATCGGCAGTCAAAATGTCATCATATATGCCAATAAAGTTCATTTAATCATCGTAAATTAAGCACTCAGGTTCATCTGGGTGAAATTCGCAGAATAGTTCTAATGCGTTAGGGTCGTGATGATCCCCTGCTTCGATCTCTTCTTTGTGGTGTTCAGCGTACTCCTGTAACTCATGTAACTCCTCCTTAAAGTGCCTTCTAGCAGCACTGGAGACAGTTGGGTCGTTAACGTGTTCTAAGTCATACTGAATGTGGTCTTCTATTGTTTTCATAATAGTACCTCGTTATACATTAATATTTAGGAAAAACCCTGTGGGGAAAAAATTTCCGAAATATTTTTTTCGACTTTTTTGGGAACAAAAAGTCGATTTCCCCTCAGTATAGCATGAATTTTTTTCTAGTCAATGCGGGTGGTGGGACTCGAACCCACACTGTGTAGATTTTAAGTCTACTGTCTCTTCCGTTGGACTACACCCGCTAGGCGACTCAGGTAGGACTCGAACCTACAATCAACGACTTAGAAGGTCGTGGCATTATCCATTATGCTACTGAGTCGAATAGGACTACTGGGAATTGAACCCAGTTCACTCCGTTATAAGCAGAGGGCATTAACCAATATGCGATAGTCCCTTCGACTCAGATAATATGGCACAAAAAAAGACCCCTGTAAAGGGGTCTTTGATTAGTATTTCTGATCAGAAATTATCCGATAGAAGGTGCTGTTAATGCTACCTCTGTAGTCTCAGCAGATGCCAAGTCAAGAGGGAAGTTGTGAGCATTACGCTCGTGCATTACTTCCATACCAAGGTTTGCTCTGTTAAGAACGTCACCCCATGTAGGAATGATCTTACCGTTAACATCAACAACTGATTGGTTGAAGTTAAATCCGTTAAGGTTGAATGCCATTGTACAGATACCCATAGAGGTTAACCATACACATACAACTGGGAATACAGCAAGGAAGAAGTGAAGACTTCTTGAGTTGTTGAAAGAAGCATACTGGAAGATAAGACGACCAAAGTAACCGTGTGCTGCTACAATGTTGTATGTTTCTTCTTCTTGTCCAAATTTATATCCGTAGTTTTGACTCTCGTCTTCAGTTGTCTCTCTGATTAGAGAAGATGTAACTAGAGATCCGTGCATTGCACTGAAGAGACTACCACCGAACATACCTGCTACACCTGCCATATGGAAGGGGTGCATTAGTATGTTGTGCTCTGCTTGGAACACAAACATAAAGTTGAATGTACCTGAGATACCTAGTGGCATTCCGTCAGAGAAAGAACCCTGTCCGAAAGGATACACAAGGAATACAGCAAATGCTGCTGATACAGGTGCTGAATATGCTACACATATCCAAGGTCTCATACCTAATCTATATGATAGTTCCCACTGTCTTCCCATGTATGCTGAGATACCAATTAGGAAGTGGAAGATTATCAACTGGTAAGGACCACCATTGTATAACCATTCGTCTACTGTTGCTGCTTCCCAAATAGGGTAGAAGTGTAGACCGATTGCGTTTGAAGATGGAACTACAGCACCAGAGATGATGTTGTTACCATACATGAAAGAACCCGCAACTGGTTCTCTAATTCCGTCGATGTCGACTGGAGGTGCTGCTATGAAAGCAACGATGAAGCATGCTGCTGCTGTGAGCAAGCAAGGGATCATGAGTACACCGAACCAACCAACATAAAGTCTGTTGTTAGTAGATGTTACCCACTCGCAGAATTCTGGCCATCCCTTAAGAATGCCACCTGACTGCTGTCTTGAAAGAGTTGTCATGAGGACGAAGTTTAAGTAGGGCTCAAAGGGTAGAGCGATACTTTATTTCCTGTAATCCCTTCACTACAGGATATGAGAGACGTACTTTATACACCCATAGGTCTCGGTTAAACGGGTGTTTGTCCTTAGAGGGCGATACTTTCGAGTCTAAGAAGTGTGGATATCACCACAGTTACCTACTATATATGAAGTTTTGTTTCTTGTCAAGCCTCAAATTCTTCACCCATCATCATTTTCATCATCACGACAGCGACAGCAGTGATCACAACAGTTCCTGCTGTGATCTCTAGAAACATAGGGATGATGTGTGCTGCGTTCATTACATACCTTGCCAGAAGGTGTCTCCTACTGGTTGTAAATTTCTTGAGAGGAAGTATAATCCTAGGTTACATACGAACCAGTTGATATTGACAACCCATGTCTCTCTCCATAGGTACTTCCTGTTTGTCTGTACGATATACATGTGTCTCTCGTTCAGTGTTGAGTCAGGTGTGAGAGGTCTGACTTTTAAATATTGCTCTAGTCCTAGTGCGATTACGAATCCAATAGCATAGATGTAGAATACGAAGTTAAGTAAACTCGATGCTGATATTAATAGTGGAATCATTATCTCTCCTGTAATTTTTGTACTACTGTTGATGCTTGTATTGCGGGTACATCGTTCAGACCATTAGCATCAAACCATGGTGCTGTCTCCCAATCAAATCCTTCTCCGAATGTATTGTCTGCCTGTTGTACATACCAGTGACACTGAGCATCAGGTATATCTACAGCACATACCGCCCAGTCATCTGTCCACTGTGGTACCTGTACATACAACACTGGTACGTCAGCATGTACTATCTGTGGAAATGCCAGAGACAAAGATACGACAGATACTATTGCCCAAAAGAATGTGGGTATGTACCTGACGCTCATCGGTCTTTTATAT